TGGGAAAAAATCTTAGAATCGGGCACCGATGCCCCCTACATTGGAGAAAAAATGATTTACGGAATTGATTATTTAAAGGGCAAACTCGGAACGAAGCAGAGTCGCATCAGGACGAGATACAACTACTACGAGATGAAGCATCTCGCACAGGATTTCCGCATCAGCACGCCTCCACAGTTAATGAACTGGATGAATTGTCTCGGATGGTGCTCAAAGGCTGTTGACTCAATGGCGGACAGGCTCGTCTTCAGGGAGTTCTCGGATGACAACTTCAACCTGAACGAGATCTATCAGATGAACAACCCCGACATCCTGTTTCCAAGTGCGATACAGGGTGCGCTGATCAGCTCGTGCGACTTCATCTACATCAGCCCTGACGAGGATGGCTATCCGAGAATGAGAGTGCTGTCCGGCGCTAATGCGACAGGAACGATGGACCCGATCACGGGAATGCTCGAGGAAGGGTATGCCGTACTGGACAGGGGCGAAGATGGCGCTCCTCTGCTTGAAGCATATTTCCTTCCAGGCAAGACCATCTACTACAACAAGAACACAAGGGGCGTGACCACGTTCGAGTATAACGTGCCTTATCCGCTTCTCGTACCTATCGTGAACAGGCCTGATGCGGTCAGACCATTCGGTCATTCGCAGATCAGCAGAGCCTGCATGAGCATAGTGGACAGCGCGATGCGTACTGTAAAGCGTTCGGAGATCTCCGCAGAGTTTTACAGCATCCCGCAGAAGTACGTGCTCGGCACAGATCCGGATGCTGAACCTATCGACAAGTGGACTGCTGCAATGAGCACTATCCTCGAGATAACCAAAGACGAGGATGGAGACAGACCGATGATAGGCCAGTTCCAGCAGCAGAGCGTGACTCCGCATCTTGAACAGCTTCGGATGTTTGCGTCACTCTTCGCAGGTGAGACCGGGCTGACTGTTGAGGATCTCGGCTTTGCATCGGGCAACCCTGCAAGCTCTGACGCTATCAAGGCATCACATGAGAACCTGAGGCTCAAAGCAAGGGCGGCACAGAGGTCCTTCGGCAGTGGCTTCCTCAATGCGGGATACCTTGCTGCTTGTCTGAGAGATAACAGAGAATATAAGCGCAACCAGTTCTATCTGACCAAGCCTAAATGGGAGCCGGTATTTGAACCGGATTCGGCAGCAATGTCAGGTATCGGTGATGCGGCTATCAAGCTCCAGCAGTCATTCCCGGATTACTTCACAGAAGAGAAGCTGAAGGATCTGTTAGGAATATAGATAACACTGTTACGGTACTGCTCCGGTTAAAGCAGGGAGGTGTTTATGGACGAAGAAAAACTGCGTCAGCAACTTGCCGAAGCAATTGAGGCTGACCCTCAAATGTGGGAGCGGGTGCTGAAGCTCGACTCAGGTGCTGGCACTTATGCGGAGGTAAATGACATCGCGGCCTTCTTGGGTGACGAGATAGCAAAGGAGCTGATAGAGACATACAGTCCCGAGCTTCTTGAAAGTTATCTTGTTGCAGGGCATGACCTTGTGTCATTGCTTTCAGAGGCAGCGCAAAGGAACCTTAACGATGCAGCGGGCATCGGCGTGAACCCGATGAAGACCAAGCCACCGAGAGCAAGGATAAGCAACCTCGCGGAAGAATTAAGCGCGGTCGATCCCGATATGCTTCCGGAGGAGCTTACAAACGCGATCCCGCCGGAACTGCTTGCGATGGTTGATGCGATAGTCAAATATAACGCGGACTTTCAGGCAAAGGCAGGACTAAAGCCGATAATAAAGCGCACATGGTCGGGCAGTTATCCAAGCCACGACACGAAGCATACAGACTGGTGCCATGACTTGGCAGGTGAGTATGCTTACGGCACCGAGCCTAACAACGTGTACGCACGCCATAAAGGCTGTCGGTGCAAGGTCGAATACTTCCCTGACAGAAACGCGCAGGGACGCATCACGGCACTTGCAAAGGGCGAGGTCGATGTAAGCGGCGTACTGTGGAACACAAGACCGGAGACGCTTGAGAAGAGATTAAGAAAAGCAAGACAAAATTAACAATGGAGGTAAGGGATGGACGTCAGATACGGACGCCAAGATCCCACGACTTCCGTTGTACTTCCTTACACCGAGACGCTCGGGACAAGGGCAATAAACCTATACAAGGACACAGGACGCACGCCACAGCCCTGGCAGGAAGCGCTTGTGTATGACATAAGAGCGGTCAATGAAGAGGGGCTGTTCGCTCATTCAAAGTTTGGTTATGAAGTACCAAGACGAAACGGCAAGGGTGAGATCCTGACGATCATCGAACTGGATGACCTCTTTGCCGGACGCAAAGTGCTGCATACGGCTCACAGAGTAACGACATCATCCTCCGCATCGTCGAGGCTTGCGAAACTGCTCAACGCTATGGGCTATAAAGAGGAGCAGAGAATCAAGCCCGGAGAAACTTATGACAAGGCATACACCTATCTGAAGACTATCGGCCTTGAGAAGATACGGCTCCTTGATACTGATGGTTCGGTGGACTTCCGGACGAGAACGGCAAAGGGCGGTATTGGTGAAGGCTTCGACACACTCGTTATAGACGAGGCACAGGAGTACACCGATGACCAGCAGAGCGCACTGCAGTACGTTGTGTCTGACAGTGCCAATCCTCAAATCATTTTGTGCGGTACCCCGCCGACAATGGTCTCATCGGGGACGATATTCCCGAAGCTGAGAGCCGACTGCATCGCAGGCAAGACCGAAGACACTGGATGGGCTGAATGGTCGACAGAGCATATGGCTGATGTAAAGGACATCGACCTCTGGTACGAGTGCAACCCTGCTATGGGCTATCAGCTGTCAGAACGCAAGATAAAGGCCGAAGACAAGAGCGATGAACTCGACTTCAACATTCAGCGACTTGGCTATTGGTCAAAGAGCAACCTCAAGTCGGAGATCTCGCTGACAGAGTGGGAAGGCCTCAAGTGTGAGAAGGTCCCGAAGATCTCCAAGCGCCTGTATGTCGGCATCAAGTTCAGCAAGACATCCGCATCGGTTGCGGTCGCAACCAAGACCGATGATGACCGGATATTCTTTGAGGCTATCGACTGTCAGTCATTGCGGACGGGCAATGCCTGGATAGTCAGACTGATGAGCGCCATGAAGCCTGAAGCCATCGTCATTGATGGCTCGGGTGCTCAGAACGTCCTCAAGGCTGACCTTGAAGCTGAACACATCAAAGGCATTATACTGCCGACCGTCAAGGAGATAATTGTGGCTAATGCCAAGTTTGAGCAGCTTATGTACGCTCAGGAGATATGCCACATGGACCAGCCTTCGCTGAAGCAGGTCGCAACCAACTGCGAGAAGCGTGCGATAGGCGCTAACGGCGGCTTCGGCTACAAAGCGCAATTCGACCAGATGGAGATAGGTCTTCTGGACGCTTGCATCCTTGCGGTATGGCAGTGCTCGGAAGGTAAGGAAAAACGAAAACAAAGAATAAGTTATTAAGGCGGGCAATACGGTCCGCTTTTTTAATAAACAATTTTACGTGACTACAACGGTTAAGAGTGGGGAGGACAACATGGCAGAAGACAGAACATTTACTCAGGAGGAAGTCAACAAACTTGTCGGACAGGCAAGACTTGAAGGCAAGGACGCAGGGCGTAAGGAGTTTGACGGTTGGATCTCGCCGGACGAACTGGCAAAGCAGACCGCAGGGCTCAACGAACAGCTGACAGGCCTCAATGATCAGTTAAAGACTCTTTCTGATGAAAAAGCAAATCTGCAGACACAGCTGACAGAAAAGGACGGACAGATTGCGAAGTACGAGATCGACTCGGTAAAAACGAGAGTCGCGAGAGAGTGCGGACTTTCCTACGATGCTATCGGCTTCCTGCAGGGCGAGGATGAAGAGGCGATCCGTAAGAGCGCCGAGTCATTAAGGAGCCTTGTCGGAGCAAAGACAGCGCCGCCTCTGGGCAACCCGGAGACGCCACGCGAAGAGGATGGCGTTGTGGCGGCATTCAAAAAAATGAACCCTAATATAAGGCTATAAGGAGAATAACAATGGCACAGGACACAAATAAGATGGAGGCTTACTCCAAGATCGTGGACGCGAAGCTCAGAGCTAATTCTGTATTTGCTTCAATTTTCAATCAGAGACATGACCTCATCGGCGGAACAGCTGCCGGTGCTGTCAATATCCCAGTAAGAACAGAGGCTGCTGCAGGTGCTTATGTAACTGCAACAGGTCTTGCTATCAGCAACCCTGCTACATCTTATCAGAAGCTCCTCCTGGACAACGACTACGCAGTAAATGAGCTCATCGATGGTTTCATGGCTGCAGCAGTTCCAGACGGAATGATCGCTGAAAGACTCGACTCGGCAGGTTATGCACTCGCTAACGTTGTTGACGCTGCACTCGCTGACGTCCTTATCTCGGGCGGTACCGCATCAAGCGACACAACAGCACTCACAAAGAGCAACGTATATGAGAAGATCGTTACAGACGTTACAACTGTAAAGAAGGCAAAAGTAGACCCTACAAAGATCTGGATCGCTGTTACTTCTGACACTTATGCACTGCTCATCCAGAGCCCTGAGTTCGTAGCAGCTACTGCAAACGTAGGTGAACTCGAGGCAGGTTTCGTAGGCAGACTCGCAGGTATGCCTGTATATGAATCAATCAACCTCAATGGCAAGACAACAGGCTCCGGCTCATCGCAGAAGACTGTTGACTACGTTGTCGGCAACGGAGACTTCTGCCACTTCGTAGACGCATGGAACGTTCCAGTAGGCGTTTATGACCTCGCTGACGGTGCACACATCGGATGCTCCGCAGTACAGGGCAGAAAGGCATTCGGCTACAAGATCACACAGCAGACATCTGTTGTATATCACAACGCTTAATCAGTGAGGTGATAACATGGCAGACTACGCAACAGTAGCCGATATGGCAACGCTGTGGCGTCCGCTGACTCAAGATGAGGCAAGTAGAGCTGAAGCACTTATACCTTTGGTATGCGACTCGCTCAGAATGGAAGCAAGAAACAGGGGCAAGGACCTTGATGCAATGATTGAGGCCGAGCCCCTTCTCGCCTCTGTAGCGAAGTCTGTCACTGTTGATGTAGTAGCAAGAACGCTAATGACATCCACCGATTCCGAGCCCACAACACAGTTCTCAGAGGCTGCATTAGGTTACTCCGTATCCGGTACATACCTTGTACCGGGCGGAGGCCTTTTTATAAAGAAGTCAGAGCTGTCGAGGCTTGGGCTCAGAAGGCAGAGGCTGGGGGTGATTGATTTATGGCCAGACTCAAAGGTATAACGATCACCCTTTATGACTTGACTCAGACGGGTACGGACCCACTGAACAAGCCGATATACGCAGAAACGCCTGTACAGGTCGATAACGTGCTTGTCGCTCCGGTCGAATCGACCGAGCAGCTTGAAACGTACACGCTGACGGGACGCAGAGCGGTATATCAGCTTGGAATACCAAAAGGTGATACACACGATTGGACAGCTGGCAAAAGGGTCAGCTTTTTTGGTGCTGATTGGCGGATCATAGGTATCCCGACAGAAGGCATCGAGAGCATGATCCCGCTTGACTGGAACAAGAAGGTACAGGTCGAAAGATATGAGCAAGGTTGATTTCAAGTTAAACAGCGCGGGAGTGAGGCAGCTGCTTCGCTCGCCTGAGGCGTTGAACGTGGTCAAGGACTACGCATACTCCATCAAGAACAGAGCGGGCGAAGGATACGAAGTTACATGGATGGCAGGAAAGACGAGAGTCAACGCATCCGTTGCCGCAATGACAGCTGAAGCCCGCAGAGATAACTATGAACACAACACACTGCTCAAGGCCAGAGGAGGTGGCAAATGATAGAAACACTCATACTTGACTACCTCAGCGAACACCTTGAGGTATTTGTCGGAATGGAAGCACCGGAACAGGTCACAAACTACGTGATCCTGGACAAGACCGGAAGCAGCCGAAGCAACCACATCACAACTACGTCTATTGCACTTCAGTCCTATGGCGCTTCGTTGTACGAGGCTATGGTGCTGAACGCAGAAGTCGAAGAAGTGATGGAAGGCTTGCTGGAGCTTAACCAGATCGCAAGGGTCGAGCTTGAAACAGATTACAACTACACAAACACAGCCACAAAGCAGTACCGCTGGCAGGCTGTGTATCAGATTACTCACTATTAGGAGGCAATAAATGGCAAATACAGCAGGAAATGTCAGCGCAGGAAAGCCGGCGCTTAATGGTGCTGTGTACAGAGCTGCTGCCGGGACAACACTGCCGACCGATGCTACAACAGCACTTGCGGCAGACTTCAAGTGTCTCGGATACTGCAGCGAAGATGGTCTCACTAACTCCAACTCCCCGTCCTCGACAAACATCAAGGCGTGGGGCGGTGACACAGTGCTGACCATTCAGGAAGAGAAGGAAGACACGTTCCAGTGCACACTGATCGAGGTCCTCAACATTGAGGTACTCAAGGCTGTGTACGGAAGCGCAAATGTCACCGGAACTCTTACTGGCACGAACGGCATCGCTATCACGGCTAACTCCAAAGAGCCGGAAGCGGGCGTATGGGCAGTCGACATGGTCATGAACAGCAACACGGTCAAGAGAGTCGTTATCCCTAACGGCAAGATCAGCGAGCTTGGTGACATCAGCTACACCGACTCGGATGCTGTTGGCTATCAGGTCACCATCACGGCACTTCCGGATGCAAGTGGCAATACTCACTACGAGTATATTAAGCAGTCCGCATAATGCGGCATGGGAGGAGGTGAACCCATGAAGGCAAAATTAAGTGACGGTTTTGAGGTGGACATCCTCGATGAAGTGATCGATGATTGGGAGTTTCTCGAGGTGCTAACTGGCATTGACGAAGGCGAGACAGGCCTAATAGTCAAAGCGGCAAAGATGTTGCTCGGCAACGAAGGCGTCAAAATGCTCAAGGAACATCTCAGAGACGATTCGGGACGGGTCCACAGCACGGCAATGGTTGACGCGCTCAGGGAGATCATGGAGTCCACTGACGAATCAAAAAACTGATAACCCTCGCCAGCATGATTCGGTTCGATGAGGACGCGCTTATCTGCGACCTTGCAGAAACGTATCACATTATGGATTATAGGTCGCTTCCGGTTCGACTGGTCGCGACCTTATCTGCTGGTCTGAGGGATGACTCACGAATAAAACTCAAGGCGGCAGGATCTCCGGCTGACCTTGAGACCATCATACTCTCCGTAATAGCTGACAACCTTACACTGCTTCGAGCAGGTATGAGCAAGGACAAGACAAAGCCGTTCCTGTTCACGGATGCGCTTAACGGAGAGGACAAGAAGGAACAGCGAATCGGTTTCAATTCCGTAGAGGAGTTTGAGGCCGCACTAAAACGAATCAGAGGAGAATAACATGGCAGGAACAACACTCGGCACGGCATATGTGCAAATTGTTCCATCCGCACAAGGTATCAAGGGCTCGATAACCAACCTGCTTGGTGGCGAGGCAAAGACAGCGGGAGCGACATCGGGTAAGTCACTCGGTGCCAACATCGTATCCTTTGCAAAGAAGGCTATCATAGCAGGAGCCATCGGCAAGACTGTAATGGCGGCGCTCAACGAAGGCGCCGCGCTTCAGCAGTCATATATCGGCGGTCTCGATACGCTCTATGGTGATGCGGCTGACAAGGCAAGAGAGTATGCGAGAGCCGCACAAGAGGCGGGCATCTCGATGAACGACTTCTCGGAACAGGCGGTATCGTTCGGTGCCGCACTGAAGAGTGCTTACGGTGGAGATGCCACAAAGGCTATAGACGCGGCAAACACAGCCATTATGGACATGGCAGACAACTCCGCAAAGATGGGCACAGACCTGTCATCGATACAGATGGCATATCAAGGCTTTGCGAAACAAAATTATACGATAAACAATCTAATGTCCGCTGCATAGGCGACTATGTAGTGAGCGTGGGTGAACGCTACCAGCGGTGTGAGAGCGGAATACAGTAGGAAATGGCTGTTGAGACGCTCTTGCTAACAGGGGAAGCCTAAACGCAGAAAAGCGCACGGTTATCCTGTGCCAAGCCTAATCATACTTGTATAACATCTGAAATTTTGATATAATACAAGTAGATAAGGAAGGTCGAACGACTATCGGTTCGTCACCGAGTACATCGTCTATTGGTACGGCGATGGAAGTGCCCACCAACTTTCGAAAGGAGTTCAGACATGGAGAAGTGGAAACCAATTGAATCACTGCCAGGGTATTCCGTTAGCAGTGAAGGAAGAGTCAGAAAAGACAGCACGGGGCAGATAATGGTGCTCAGTAAAAACGGCGGATATTGTCGGATTACTATTTCGAAGCACGTTCACAGACTCGTTGCTGAAGCGTTTATTGAAAAGCCTGAGGACGTAAGCAAGTGTTGGGTTGACCACATAGATGGTAATCGCTCAAACAACAACGTGGAAAATCTCAGATGGGTCACTCCGTCGGAGAATACTACGGCTTACGGATACCATTCTCGAATTAAGAATAAACGCAGAAAAGTGTTGGCTACACATCTCGATGGAAGAACAATCCTGTTTGAATCAAGGCAAGCCGCCGCAGAATACTTCGGATGCTCAGACTCCGAAATACTCTACGGGAAGGTGTACCAAAAGCATTCACCAAAGAGTCGAACGAATGCGGGTGCACACGACAAGAAAGGCTGGCGGTTCGAGAAAGTTGAAGATATAGTCTAAACCCTAAGGACTCAAACGAGTCCTTTTTAAATACTCGGAAACGAGGGGTAGTAATTTGGTTAGATAACTTAAAGCTCGGTTATGGTGGCACGAAGACAGAGATGGAGCGACTCCTCGCAGATGCAGAAGCACTGTCGGGTGTCCATTATGACATAAGCAATTTAGGTGATGTCTATGACGCTATCCACGTTATCCAGCAGGATCTCGGTCTTACTGGCGTGGCGGCAGCAGAGGCAGCTACGACCTTCAGCG